GTCCAGTACGCTCCAAGTGCTCGTTATCAGCGCTAGCAACGCTGAATACGCTTATCGGTTTCTCGGCCAAGCAATAAGGCCAAGGTTCCGCTTCGCGTATGAGGCACTTGAGAAGGGCACCCTCTCCCTGAAGATTATCTTCAGGAAGTTGGGCCTTCACATAATAGCCCCTGACTAAGGGGCTGTGAAGGAATGGATCCAGCTTATGGTATTCGTACCCAAGAGCTGATTCCCTGCCCAGCACGGGTGATGTTGGAGCCACATTGGGGAATTTCCCTTTCAGGATCTTCCTTAGGTAGTCATCCAACCAAGCAGCCGTCTTCCACAGTCCAGACCAATAGGCCTGGTTTCTGAAGGCAACGGTTGCGATCACTCCATTAGCGTACTGCTGTGTGGGTGGTAGCACCTGGCGCGCGCGGACAATAGTTACGTCCTCGCCGTCATAATACTCCCTACCACAAGACTCTCTGAACCTTCCGGTCCAGAAAGACTTATCGACGTTAACTACATGGCCGAAAGCCATGAGTTCGTCACACACAGACAGCACGTTGTCTCGGGGGACAATTAAGTCGTCCCCAAAGACACGCACCCGACCCTGGTAGCTCTTAACGAGCTCCGGGGTCAGTGGGCTACCCAGCTCTCTCTCTATCCCTAAGAAGATAACGGTCAGGAAGACCATCATCTCAACGGGAAAGGTGAGAGCTGAACCCATAGACGCGTACTTGGCCAAACGGATCACTCCGTGGCCAGATACGTCAGCCTTCCTCGTCCTGCAAGATTGGACGGCCTCAGACAAAAGAGGCCAATCCTCAAGCAGAGCGAGTACATGCTGATTCGAGACACGATCGGAAGCTTCACTCAAATCGAGTGTAGCAAGGTCCCCGCTGAGGGAGCCTTCACGACAAAGAACCCTGTTGGGTTCCTGATCGTCTGTTCCTACAGCGTTGTAGAGGAAGTCATCCTCTTTAACAGCGCTCAAGAATGACCGCAAAAGAGCTTGCTGCACATATTGCATGGCAGTTGGCTCAATCGCGATTATTCGGGGTGTCTTGATCGTCTTAGGAACGGTGATGACCCTCACGGGCATCTCCGCACCGGGTTCGAGGATGTCAAGCTCCTTACGCAACTCCATAACCCTTTCGGGCTTTTGGTTAGCAACAAGGAACTCCTCAGCGGGAATTAACCGCTGAAGACGAGCGGTCCAGGTTCGCTGATTCCACTTTCCATTACTGGATAAGCGGTCAGCGACAGCGCCTGGGCCGTGCTTCGGGATAAGTCTCCCAAACTGGACATCTCTGTCCATTTTGGTAAAGACCTCTCCGAAAAGCAACGCAGAGACGCGCTTAAAATCCTCCATATAAAGAGGATCCAGGCGTGCATCCGCGTCCTTGACATCCTGCTCACACTGAACAAAACCAGACATTGCTCGTGCCTCCCGCTCAGGTGTTACCACCCGAGTTCGAGCCTCTCGGCTCGGAGGAAGCGCGATCTTACCGAACATCAGCGTTAGCTGACGCAAGGCATAGATTGCCTCAATGTCTGGATCATCCAGGAGTATACCACTACCTGGTGTGAACACACGGTCAAAGAACCCTCCGAGGAATCGGGGGCGACTTCTCCGGTGGTCCCATTTGAATTTGGGAGCATCGGACGCAGGACCGACGAAACCTTGGTCGAGCCATTTTTGGATGGCTTTCCCAAGGTCCGCCAGGGTTACGGCTAAAAACCATAACCCCTCGTGTTCATACCGGCTCTCGACAGTTTTTATGTCGAGAGTGGCGCTAGTGCAACATCGCACGGCTAGTTCATTTGCCGTGCAGGACCAGAGTGACGTCAGGCTTTTCATCCCGCCTCCTTTCTAGGGGGGTAGGGAATCCTTAGCCCTGTCGTCTGACTCTGTAGTGCTACAACCTGCCGTCCGCAACCTCTCGGCCCTCGATGAGGGCCTTGTGGAAGCGGAACGTGTCCAGGAGCTCCAACATGCTCTCCTCCCCTTGCGGGAAGAAGTAGGCGTAGTTGGACAGCTTCTGGCACAGCTGCGTGACCAAGGGCGTGTAGCCCTCGATCAGGCCCGCGTCCCTGAAGTCGTCCACCAGCTCCGTCAAGGAGATTCGGTGGATGTCCAGGGACTCGGTCCACGACATCTCCTCCTCGAGCACGAAGTGCAAGATGGAGGCGACGACGTCGCTACGGATCGACACGATCCGGGGTGCGCGGTGATTCATCTTCACTGCTCCTTCCGGACCGATTGGTCCGAACTGTGGGTTTGTAGTAATTACAGGGTACTGCCCAGACCAAAGTCAGCGCGGCGCTCGTTTCGCGTCACCTCTTGTACACGCTTGATTGCGTGCAGGAGGTTCTGCATAGCGAGATGTTCGCGCTGGGTCGGATTGTCACCCGGCCACAAGTGGACGATCAGAACCGGCCGAGAACCCTCTTCCGAGAGTCTCGTCCGGCCAAGGTAGTCCACTTGCACATTGAGCTGATTCGCTCCCTCCTTCACGGGCAAAGTTCTTGCCCCTTCAGGAGGGCGTCTCCTGCCAGGTAGATCGCATCGACCAACACGACGGTAATCACAACCAGCTTTTTGCTGGCGAGATTCCGAACATGAGGGTCGGAACGACGACGCCCCAGGGAACCTTCCCTGGGAGCGACATGAGGGCGAGAGAATCGCCGACCACCACGGTCGTTAATTCTTCCACCCCTCCACCTGGCATGCCAACGCCAAGCTGAACTGGTTAGCCATAAGATGGCCTCCCAAACTCGAATAACGAGCCTTTGATCCCAATGGGATCTAGGACTCGCCACCGAGAAGCTTGACGACGTTGGCGTTGGTGCTCGCCGTGAGCATGGTGTTGAACCCTGCCCAAATGGCGATAAGCTCCGCGGCCGTATAGCCGTTCTGAGGGTGGTCACAGACCACGTACCACGAGGCGGAAACCTCGCGGTTCTCAGACGGCCGGAACGGATCGGGAGCCACCTTGCTGGAGTCGAGCCTGAACATCCGGCGGACTCGCTCAGTCTTGTACTGATGCGAGGCTTCCACACGGATCAGGCCGTCACCTGACTGGTACTCACTGCGGTCGTCCCCCACGCTGATGCGCGGGAGCGACGTTGTGACCCCAGAGATGGTGACGGACAGAGGATCGGCGAACGACATGGGCATCACTCCTAGGAGCTGGTTGGGCTCCATTGGCGTTTTGGCGAATACAATGCTATCTCTTGCTAACGCCTGGTTATACCAAGCGCAACAAGAATGGCAACCTGGCGGGGCGTGAGCCCTTCCCAGGTAAGCCCGAACCCAAAGGGGTTGGCCTGTCGCCGGACCTTGGTCTCAGTGACCAAGGATACGGTTTGAGGCACTACGGGAGACTGCATGTTGTGGTCCCCGTAGTAGTGATAGGACTCACGGACACGGGAGTGTTCCATGATGTACCCATACCTCATTACCAGGCCATCGAACAGGTAATCAGAAGCGTTGGAAATAACATCCCCAACGTTAGAGAACCAGTCAACAGCCCAACTCCAGGGCGCAAGGTTCCAAACGGTACTGGGCGTAAGCTCAGCACCGAAAAGGACACTTGCCCTAGCGGCATGTCTCAGCACCGCATCCCCGGACTTATAGCCCGGAGGTAGCGAGTACTTGAACGCACCGCTAAACCAACGTCGGACAGAGGTTTCAACCTCCTTAACGACGCGGCCCTGGAAAGTCTTACCCTGTACAAGGAACTGAGCAGGATCGGATGCCATGAAAGGCACCCGGCTGCCAGTAAACTCCGAGTACGTGTGAGACTTCTCTGTAGGGAATTGGAACCGTCGTCTGACCTGCCTACCGGCGTCCCGTTCGTACTGGCTAAGTATTTCACCAGAACGAGCAACTGCCCGACCAAAGTCGGACAGCTCGCCGAGAAGCGGTTTCCAACCGAACTCAGATTTGAGATATTCCGAACCCGCTTTGCGGGCACGGTCAGTCTCATCTTTGAGCTCATCCCACCTAGCAATAGATGGGAGGCGTTCTCGCATGAGTTCGCCCAAGGCAACCGAAAGGTCTGCGACAGCATTGGTGGGCTTACACCTCGCAACTGCTGTAGCGCCCAAAGTATTCAACATGGCATCACTGCTATGAAGAGACTTCGGGAGCTTGGCATCCGCGGGGGGAACAGCGAGACAATAACCCGAGTAATTCCGGGTCGTAGTCAGGCTGCTCGTCTTCTGAACACTGCGAAGGTTCATGATGACCGGATCGGTCTCCATGAAAGTCTTCGTAGTGAAGAAGTTGCCACCAGTGTCCCCGAGCGATCCCTTACGGGACCATCCGGGGTGTTCTTCCGATTCAGTAATCTGAATCCCTCGCCAGGCCTTCTCAGGTACGGATCCGTTCCAAGGGTACGAAGTCCGAGAGTTAATTGTAACAACTCCCGAATTCGACACTTGGTGAACCCGAATCTGAGAGTCGGGACCCTCCGTAAGGAGAGCCCTTCTCTTTGAAGATCCTGGCAGAGGCAACAGAGCTCCTTTGGTTCCTGCGAGGTTTATTCCTCGCGATTGGATTCAACATCGTCTGCACTGCTGACGACTCAGAATCCAGATGCATTGCACTGCGCCCAGGGCCCCTCGCGGGGCC